GAAATAAGATTAGAAAAAGTAAAAGCAGTCTTGCCTAATGCAAAATGGAACGCGCAATGGATGCAGAATCCAACATCAGAAGAAGGAGCAATATTAAAACGTGAGTGGTGGAACAAGTGGGAAGAAAGCACTATGCCTTCGATCTATCACATTATCCAATCATACGATACAGCGTTTACTAAAAAAGAAACTGCCGATTATTCTGCTATTACCACCTGGGGTGTCTGGTATCCGAATGAGGATTCTGGTGCGCACCTGATGTTGCTCGATGCATTAAAAGGCAGATATGAGTTTCCAGAATTAAGACGGGTGGCATTAGAGCAATATAAATACTGGCAGCCTGAAACAGTTATTATTGAGTCCAAGGCCAGTGGATTGCCATTGACTCATGAGCTGAGAAAGATGGATATACCTGTAACCAACTTCTCACCTAATCGTGGTAACGATAAATTTACTCGTGTGAATGCTGTTGCACCTCTGTTTGAATCTGGTATGATATGGGCTCCTGACGAAGAGTTTGCTCACGAGGTCATAGAAGAGTGTGCTTCTTTTCCGTATGGAGATCATGACGATTTGGTCGACTCGACAACGCAGGCGATTCTAAGATTTAGACAAGGTGGACTGATAGATCACCCGGAGGATTATGTTGAGGAGATCAAAGAACAAAAGAAAAGGACTTACTACTGATGTCAGAGCTAACAGATAAATATTCAAAAAATTTTAGTGCCTCAAAAAAGAAAGAGTTTGAGAGACGTGTATTTGAGAATCTCGGCAACATGTCGGAGCTATCAGCGATACAGCTGGTATTAGCAGAAATGAGAGCTGAAGGAATGCAGGGTGGCGGTAGAGTTGACAAACCGCTCGGATCAGGAGGTGTAAAATCTGGACCACCGCCAAAGAGAGGTCCCAATCCTCAAGGGTTGAAAGTTCCGTTAAAACAGGTTAAGACATAGGATTGGAGAAATTTAAATGGCAGATATAGATAAGGCTCTTCCCAACGAGGTCAGAACAGAACTTGAGATACCAGGTGAGGAAGTCGTTGAAGAAAAAGAAGAGATTGTAGAAAAACAACCTGTCGAGGTGACACCAGAAGAAGATGGTGGTGCAACGATAGATTTTGAACCAGGTGCCATCAATATTCCAGGAACAGAAAATCACTTTGACAATCTAGCAGATATATTACCAGAAGATATTTTAGAGCCACTTGGCAATGAAATGGTGCAAAATTACATGGATTATAAAACATCCAGAAAAGATTGGGAGCAAGGATATATTCAGGGTCTTGATCTTTTAGGATTTAAATACGAGAATAGAACAGAACCATTTCAAGGAGCTTCAGGTGCAACACACCCAGTGTTAGCTGAAGCAGTAACACAGTTTCAAGCACAGGCTTACAAAGAATTACTTCCAGCAGAGGGACCGGTTAGAACACAGATTATAGGTGTAACAAGTCCACCAGTAGAACAGCAATCACAACGTGTAAAAGATTACATGAACTATCTGTTGATGGATCAGATGACAGAGTATGAACCAGAATTTGATTCGATGTTATTTCATCTACCACTTGCAGGATCAACTTTTAAAAAAGTTTATTACGATCAACTTTTAGGAAGAGCGGTTTCTAAATTTGTACCAGCAGAAGATTTGATCGTACCATACACTGCAAACTCTTTAGACGATGCAGAATCAATTATCCACACAATAAAAATTTCAGAAAACGATTTACGTAAACAACAGGTTAATGGTTTTTATTCTGATATAGAACTTGGCCCACCAGGACCAGATACAAATAACGAGTTAGAGAAAAAAGAACGACAGCTAGAAGGGACTAAAAAAACAGGTAGTCAAGAACCAATGTACACTCTTTTAGAATGTCATGTAAATTTAGATCTTGAGGGATTCGAAGAAGTAGATTCTGAGGGTCAACCAACAGGAATTAAGCTCCCTTATATTGTAACTGTTGAGGAGGCTAGTAGAAAAATATTAGCCATCAGAAGAAACTACAATCCTGATGATCTAAAGAAAAGTAAAATCCAATACTTTGTCCACTTTAAATTTCTTCCAGGACTTGGATTTTACGGCTTCGGTTTGATTCACATGATTGGCGGATTGAGCAGAACCGCAACGGCTGCGCTACGTCAATTGTTAGATGCAGGAACTCTATCCAATCTACCTGCAGGATTCAAACAAAGAGGAGTGAGAGTCAGAGACGAAGCATCACCAATACAACCTGGTGAGTTCAAAGATGTGGACGCACCAGGTGGTAACCTGAGAGAAGCGTTCTTTCCACTACCATACAAAGAACCATCAGCAACATTATTACAGTTGATGGGTATTGTAGTAAACGCTGGTCAAAGATTCGCGGCTATTGCTGATATGCAGGTGGGCGATGGTAATCAGTCTGCTGCTGTTGGAACAACGATTGCATTATTGGAACGTGGATCACGGGTCATGTCTGCGATACATAAGAGATTGTATGCAGGAATGAAAAAAGAATTCAAACTTTTATCAAAAGTAGTATCACAATATCTACCACCAGAATATCCATACGACGTGGTCGGTGGAGCACGGAACATTAAACAAGTAGACTTTGACGACAGGATAGATATCGTGCCAGTTGCAGATCCAAATATATTTTCTATGGCGCAGAGAATATCTATGGCACAAACAGAATTACAACTCGCACAATCAAATCCACAGATTCATAATTTATATTCTGCTTACAGAAAAATGTACGAGGCGATTGGTGTAAAAAATATTGATCAGATACTACCACCACCAGCACCAATGGCACCGATGGATCCAAGTATGGAACACATCAATGCTTTAGCTGGCAAACCTTTTCAGGCTTTCCCTGGTCAAGATCACAGGGCACACATAACAGCCCATTTAAATTTTATGTCGACTAACATGGTCAGAAATAATCCTGCGATTATGGCGGCGATACAAAAAAATATTTTAGAGCACATCAGTTTGATGGCGCAAGAGCAGGTACAATTAGAATTTAGAGAGCAGATAATGCAGTTACAGATGTTGCAACAACAAGCTGCAACCGATCCGAACGCTGCACAACAGCTACAACAAATTTCTCAGGCGATCGAAGCTAGAAAAGCAGTGCTTGTTGCAGAGATGACAGAGGATTTCATGAGAGAAGAGAAGAAAATCACATCACAATTCGACTCCGATCCACTATTAAAACTAAAATCACGTGAGGTTGACCTACGTGCAATGGAAAATGAGCGAAAAAGAGACAATGATGAGGCGCAAGTTGAACTTGCAAGAGCAAGATTAATGCAACAACGTGAAAATTTTGAAGATAAGTTAGAACAAAACGAAGATTTATCAAAATTAAGAGCTGGAGTTAGTCTTGCAAAGTCAGGAATACAACAAGCCCAGGTCATGATGGAGGATGATTAATGCCATTAAACAAAAAAGGTAAAAAAATTATGAAATCCATGAAGAAACAGTATGGAAAAAAGAAAGGTGAAACAGTTTTCTATGCATCTAAGAATAAAGGTGTTATAAAAGGTGTAGAGAAACGTAAAAAAGGAGCATAAAATGCAAAAACTAGATAAAATAAAGCCAGTACAAGTCGGCGAACAACAAGTTGAGATAGATCCTAGATCTAAAACAACTGCTGATAAGGCTTTTAATTATATTGGTACAGGAAAACCTGAGATGCCGGTTGGTGGTCAGAAAAGAATGTTACCAGAAAAAAGAAGAAACTCAAAAGCGTACTAATTCATGTGGTTATCGGCAATAAAATTAGCCGTCTCTGCAGGAAGTAAAATTTACGCTAACAAGCAGAAGACGAAAATGGCAATGTCAGAGGCACAACTCTTACATGCTGATCGTATGGCCCGAGGTGAGGAAGCTTACCAGGGAAAATTGTTAGAGGCCCGACAATCAGACTGGAAGGACGAAGCAGTTTTGATAATTCTCAGTTTGCCCGTGTTGGTGCTCGCATACGCTGTTATATCGGATGACCCAACTGCTATGGACAAAGTAAAATTGTTCTTCGAAATGTTCTCGCAGCTGCCGTCATGGTTCACAAACCTTTGGATCCTTGTGGTTGCGAGCATATATGGTATAAAGGGAACACAAATTTTTAGAAACGGAGGAAAAAAATAATGGCAAATAGACTATACAACAAACAAGTATCACCTAAAGGATACAAGATGGGTGGCAGAGCTAAAAAAATGGGTGGCGGAATGATGATGAAGCGACCTATGATGAAAGAAGGTGGCAAACTTAAAATGGTAATGAAGGGTGGAAAAAAAGTTCCGTTCTTTGCTGCTGATGGTAAGGGTGCAAAAGATCTTGGAAAAGCTGCTATGAAAAAAGGTGGAATAGCAAAATTAAATCCTGGTCTTAAAGCTTTCATGAAAAAGAAAATGGCTAAGAAAAAATAATGGCGGGAAAAGGTTTGTATGCAAACATTCACGCTAAAAGAAAACGTGGCGGTAAGATGCGAAAGAAAGGTGCGAAGGGTGCACCAAAAGCATCTGACTTTAAACGTGCAAAACAGACAGCGAGAAAAAGATAATGACTAAACTATGTCCAAGAGGTAAGGCCGCAGCGAAACGAAAATTTCGAGTTTATCCGTCAGCATACGCGAACGCATATGCTAGCAAAATCTGTGCAGGTAAAATTAAAGATCCCTCTGGACTAAAAAGAAAAGACTTTAGAGGTAGCAAAGCTGAAGGTGGTTTAATGGAAGCAACTGCAAGA